TTATACTCAATTTTAGATTCAGAAAATTATATCACTCATTGCATTATGAGTGATACTTGTCCGCAAAATGGTACACCTATACTTAATACGCAATTTAAAAGACCTCGTTTAGTTGACGGAGTATTAATTGAAACACACATTCCAACAGCCGACGAATTAATCGAAGCCGAGTTCTTGAAGTACCAACAAAGGGAGCGTGACGGTATGGACGCGTATTTAAAGATAAGCGCAGAGTTTAGAGTGGCTAAATTAAGCGGTCAAATAAGTGAAGCTGAGCATAAAGCAATTGAAGAACTTTTAATTCCGGTACGCGACGAAATTAGAGCGGGGCAGTGGATTAGCGGTTTGGTCAAATTAGAAGCGTTAGGCTCGCAAAATATAGGAGTTACTTTATACGATAGATTGCATTTACAAATATCAAATTATATCGAATTATGTTATTAATTTTAGCTTGGTTATTGTTCTTACCGTTATCAATTATCAATTACTTTTGTGTAAAAAACAAAAAAGGATATTTTAAACAAACTGCTTTAAATTTAGATAAGTTTGGGAACCGAGAATTCAGGGCATTTCTTAATTTTTCAATGCAAAAAAACGGTTATCAATTTGGCAACCCTAACGAAACAATTTCGAGCGCGCTTGGTAAAAATGAGCGGGATAATACATTAACGAAATGCGGGCGTATTTTAGTTAAAATTTTAGACATTATAGATAAAAACCATTGCAAAAAAAGTATATCTTTGACAGTATGAAAACATTATCATCTTTATTAATAGCCGTAAGCCTTTTTTTGTTACCGATAAAAGGATTAATTTTAACAATGATACTATTTATATCATTAGATACTTGCACTGCTTTATACGTTACAATTAAGTTAAATGGTTGGAAGTCTTTTCAAAGTACTAAGTTTTTTAATATAGTGGTAAAATCTTTTTTTTATTTAGCTTCTATTATCCTAGCTTTTAGCATAGATATTTATATATTTGAGGGTTCGATAATGGGTATAAAATTATTACTCGCAAAATCAATGACTGCTGTATGGGTGTTTAATGAAATCAAAAGTTGTGATGAAAACAGCGTTAAGTTAGGGAATAAGCCATTCTTTGAAATGATTAAGAATTTATTAGGTAAAATGAAACAATTAAAAAAAGACTTAAACGAGATAACAAATGGATAAAATCACACTTGAAAGAATTGCATTAGCACACCCAAAGATTAGGGAGGAGTTAATGGTGTATTACAAAGAATGTAATAACAAGCTACCTAAGCACGTTAGGCTGCGTTTTAGCCACGTTTATAGAAGTCCAGCAGAACAACACGCCTTATTCCTAAAACGTCCTAAGGTTACAAATGCGGATGCTTTCCAAAGTATGCACAATTACGGATTAGCTTTTGATGTTGTATTGCTTTATGATAAAAACGGAGACGGCAATTTTGAGAGTGCATCTTGGATAATTGACGAACACTGGCACAAAGTCGCTGAGTACTTTAAAGGTAAAGGTTACGAGTGGGGCGGAGATTGGAAAAAATTTAAAGATGCGCCACATTTTCAGAAAACATTTGGTTTTGATTGGAAAACTTTAAAAAGCAGATTTGACAAAGGAATTATAATTACTAACAACGGGATTACATACCCAAAAATTTAAAAGTATGGAAAAAGAATTGATTGAAAACTTATTGACTAACGCTGCCACTAAGTACAGCCAAAGTCCAGCAACTACCAACGCTGGTAGAATTTTAAGATTTATTGCAAAGATAGTTCCTGTTGGGATTGTTGTTAAATTGTTTGCACATAAATTGAGTAAATAGTGTACCAGTCTATTTGAATTAGCTACCATTTAGAGCACTTATTTTAAATCCGTTAATTAACTTTAACGGTTTTTTTTATGTTAATTTTTGAAAAAAAGTTTTTTTAATTCAAAAGATAGACTTATATTTGTACTCAGATAATAACAATTAAAAAAGAGAAATTATGAGTTTTAACTACGACGATTACAAAACAGGATTACACGACAGCGATAGTCCTATGAATAGAGAAACTTTTAAAGATGAGTTTATACCGCATTGGGACAATCTATCTGAAGCCTACGAATCAGGATATGAACACGTATTCCACGAAAAACGCAACGAAATTATAGACGAACTTTGGAAAGTTCACGAAGTACTGAAAGTTACAGGTCACGGAATGAAAGGCAGAATAGAAGCTATAATTGAGAAAATGATGTAAAATTTACAGCCTAAATGTCCCCGACATTAATGTCGGGGACAAAGAAAAAATAAACTAATTATTAAATTAAAAATTATGATTTCAGATACAAACAATTCTAGGGCATTAGACAAAACCGATGTTAGCAGTAGTGATTTTAGAATAGTAGAATATAAAGACCATTTTAGAATAGAAAAAAAAGTTTTAAAAGATGTATGGTTTTATTTTTTATGGATTCATCCATTATACATAAAGGGGAAAAAAGAGGAATGGAATACAATTATTAAAAACAAAACGTTTTTAGGAATTAGAAATTGGCGCGAAACTGAAAACTATCAATTTAAAACCAAAGAAGAATGTTTAGAATGGATTTCGGATTATAACAAGTATCCTGTGTATCATTACTGCTAACGTTTTGCAGATTGCCGAAGGTGGCGAAATCGAAGCACTAAACTTGAATATAAAACAAATGTTAAACCGAATCACAACAGTTGATATTAGCACTAAACCGCCACTTTTGGCAATCTGCTGTTATAAGCCGTTTTTCTTCACAAATCTTAATTAAAAATGTCAAAACAATTACCAAACACAAGAGAAGAAGCCTTCGCTTATCAATTTGAGGATGATGTTAAAATACTTCATTCTATGGCTGTAATGAGCAAGGAAGGATTTAGAAAGCATTTAGCTGTATTACAAGCTCATATTGATGCTTATAATAATTTAGACTTACAAAAGTCTTGCGAAGAAGCCGAAAGAAAACATAAAATTCAAAAGCAATATATGTTGGATAATTATGGGTTGTCCTAAAATGGCTTATAACGGAAAAGCTATACGATGGTTGGGAAAGGTACAGACCCAAACTTCGATTAAAGACTGATTAAAAAAGTACAAACTGAACTTTAAATTTAAAAATTAACCCAACTATTGTATAGCGAATGTTAGCAGTAGTTATAATACCAAATATTATGGCTTTAGAAAAATTAATCGATTCGCTTTATTTGAAAGGTGCAATCAAAGAATGTGCTGAAAAATTAGCAGAAAACCAAGAAAACTATGCTTTTTCAACCTCTTGTGGAAGTTTAGTTATAAATGAAAATGAAGAAATACAAGTTCAAGTTATCGTGACAAGAAAGAAAGAAGATTTTTTAGGCGACTTCGATGTAGTGGCTTTTTCTATGTACAACGGTTAGCAATAATTACTGCTAACTACCCGCTAACAGCAACTAACGTATTACAATACTATGAAAATACTAACGAAAACAAAAGTAATCCGAGTTACACCTATACAATTAGCGACACTCCAAAAAATGAAGTCTTATAACGTCGATGTTGGGCATTTCATACGTCAGGCCATAGCTGAGAAAATCAAACGAGAGTACAAAGATTTAATACCTAAAGAAAAAAATAATTGTCCTTTTTGAATAAAAGTATTGTTTAATCAAAATAAAGTATTATATTTGTAAAAAAATTAATCAAATGGAACAACTAACAGATTATCAAACACAGAGAATTGAAGCGTTGGAGAGAGAAAACGCCAAACTTCAAAGCCAGCTAAACGAGGCAAAGGAAATTTTAACACAACTATTAAAAGATTTACAAGATGGGAACAGACTGGAGGAAGTATAGAAAAAGCACGCATTTAGCTAGTGCGGATTTAGATGCAATGGAAACTGACGGATTACCTTTAATTTTTACGATTAAAGAAGTGAAATACGAAACTGGAGTAGATGTATCAGGAACTAAACAAGACGGCATTTTTTGCTACTTTATGGAAGCCGTTAAGCCGTTAAAATTGAATAGCACCAATAACAAGATATTAGCTGGTTTTGCTAAACAAGATGGCTTAATTGGTAAAGAGTGCCACGTAATCGAGAATTGGTCAGGAATGAAAATAGAATTGTTTGTTGACCGTAATGTTAAAATGATGGGCGCAATTACCGACGGGATTCGAGTTAAGGCGATACGACCTAAAGAAAAAGTAAAAAAGGAATTTACACAAGCTAATTTTGAGGGCGCTTTAAAAGTTAAGGCGACAAGGGAACAAATAGAAAAAAATTACACAATAACAGAAGAAATATGGAAAATGTACAACGCTCAAATGAATGGCACGAACAACGTAGAGGTAAATTTACCGCCAGCGAAATAGTAAAACTTTTAGGAGTTAAAGGACTTGGAGAAACTGGAAAAAGTTACGCCTTTGATAAAGCTATAGAACAACTATTTGGAGAAATGGAAGAAAGTTTTATCTCTTATGATATGCAAAGAGGGATTGATTTAGAACCTTTAGCTTTTGCAAAATTCAAAGAAATTAAGGAACTTGAATTTATAGAGGTTGAAAATTGCGGATTCTTTGAACTCGGAACAGATGCAGGTGCAAGTCCTGATGGCTTAGTTGGTAACGATGCGATTTTAGAAATTAAATGTCCGCGCTCAACTACTTTCTTTAAATTAGTGGCTACAAATGAAATAGATAGTAAGTATTATGCCCAGATGCAACTGCAAATGATGGCAACCAATCGAAATAGAGCGTATTTCTTTAACTATTTAGTTCACGAGGGGATGGAATATTGGCACGAAATACTAATTGAACGTGATGAGGTTTTATGCGATAAGATAAAAGAACGAATTAAGGAAGCAACGGAAATTAAAAACGAGTATATTAATAAATTAAACAATAATAAACAATGGTAGTATCAGGAAAAATTAAAGTAATTCAAGAAGTAGAAGAAAAGGGAACTTTTAAAAGTCGTAACGTAGTAGTAACAACTGAAGAGCAATATCCGCAACACATAGCAATTCAATTCGTGCAAGATAAGTGCAGTATTTTGGATAGTTATGCAGTAGGTCAAAGCGTTGAGGTTTCTATTAATTTGCGAGGTCGTGAATGGCTTGACCCGCAAGGAGTAGCTAAATACTTCAACACTATTCAAGGTTGGAAAATCAATAAAGTAGGCGATGCGCCAGCAGCAGAACCAACTGCAACCGATGAACCTCCATTCTAAAAACCAACAACACCGCCTTATTAATTTAGGGCGGTTAAAAAAAAGATTATGAAAGAAATAAACACTCCTAGCCACTACGATAATAGTAAAGGTAGTTTATACCAATTCGCGGAACAACAAGGCTTAAACGCTTGGGAATTTGACATTTTAAAACGTACGGTTCGATGCAGAAAAAAAGGGAACTTTGAGGAGGACATAAAAAAGACTATTGCAGTTTTAGAACTTTATTTAAAAGAATATGAACAAACTAAAAAGGATTAAAGCAGTACTAGAGTACTACAGAAAAAAAGGACACAACTCCGAAAGAATTAATAATTTATACCACAAAATACTGAAAGATGGAACAAGAAACTATTGAAAGGAAATACAGATTAGAATACAAAGAAAAAACGGGACAGTTTCATTTAGATAATTACACCCACAAAGAGAATACTAATGGGTGGGTAACTATTATCGATTCAGTTACAGATAAGGAATCTAGATTATTTTTTGATTTTATTGAATATGGATTTCCTTTAAAAATAAAAAAATATAAAATTTCAAAAGTAAGGTATAAAGCAACGGTTTTTTTAAGAATATTAAATTTAAAACAACAAAATGAAAAATAAAGTTAAAGAATTTATGACTATTGGGCGACAACTTATAAACGAATCGCCAAGCCTAACAAAATACAATGATTATACACTAAGATATAATCTAATGAAAGAAGAGAATAAGGAGTATTTACAAGCTTGCCACGACCACGATAAAATAGAGATACTTGATGCTTTAGTTGACCAGATGTACGTATTACTTGGAACGATACACCAGCACGGAATGAGTAATATATTTGAGGAAGCATTTAACCGAGTTCACGAAAACAATATGAGTAAGTTTCCAAACGGTCAAATATTGCGAGATGCTGAGGGCAAAATATTGAAACCCGAGGGATTTAAACCAGTTGATTTAAGCGATTTAGTCTAACTCTAAATTAACCCAACCTTAAAAAGTTGGGTTTTTTTTCACTTATTTTGAAAAAATGTTTTTTTTATTCAAAAATAGCTTTATATTTGTACCAGCAATAAAGCTAATAACAATTAAAACGAATAGAGATGACAATTACAGAAAACCAAGTAGCAGAAATTAAATTATTAGTTTTAGCAATGAAAGAAACATTATTAAGTTCAGTTTCTGGAACATCTGAAGTTGCAAAAGCAGTACAATTATATTTGAATTGTGAGTACAATGAAGCAGTTAACTATTTATTAAATAATTTAGAAAATATTTTAGAATAACCAAAACAGGGAGCGTAAAACCTCCCTTTAAATAACAAAATATGAAACAAAAAAAAGACGGTAGCTATAAACGTAGCGGAGGTAGTAGGGTAAACGCTGGGCGTAAGCCTTTAGAAATTCCCACAAAAAAAGTAACATTTAGCGTGCGTTACGATTTAGTAAAACAACTTAAAGAAATGGTAAGAGAATGGAAAACATTGAATTAACAAAAGAGCAATACATCGGTTATAACGTTGTTGAATTAAGTGTACTTTTCCAGCGTTCTATCGAGATATTAGACGAACTTAAACAGATAGACCATAAGTTTAAAAACAAAGCCTTACAAAGCCAATTAACGGCAATCTATCCAAGTTTAGATAAGCAAACTAAGTTATACAATGAGTTCTATAATGTATCGACCGATGGGATAAATGCTTTTTACGATGTAACAAAAAAGAATGCTGAGTACATTATGAACTATAACATATTAGACAAGGCTTTAATTTGTAACTTCTTAATGGCTCACGAGAAAGACCCGAAATCAGTAGAGGGAATAATCACTAAAGTATTAAAAAAATGAAAACAACACTAGAGATAGCGAGAGAGTTAGGATTACAAAAACAAACAGTAGCGCACGTAATTACTAAAGAGGGAATTAAACCTGTACATATTGAGTGCCAAAAAAACTACTTCGATAATGACCAAGTAGAGCAAATTAAAAGGATATTAAGATTTGAATTAAAAATTAAATAATTATGACAAACTATAAAGAGTTCTTAGAGAGTAAAAGAAAAACATTTGTAGAAAGCGGATTTGAAATTGATGATAGTGAATTGAATCCATTATTAAAAGACTTTCAAAAGTATGGAATCAAAACAGCTTTATTTAAGGGCAAATTTGCGTTTTTCTTTGATTGTGGTTTAGGTAAAACTTTTTGCCAGTTAGAATGGGCGAAACAAGTATCTATTAAGACAAATCAAAAGGTTTTGATATTAGCACCTTTGGCGATTGTAGAACAAACTAAAAATGAAGCGTTAAAATTTGGTATTGATAATTCATATTTTGATATTACAAATTATGACCAGCTTAAAAATATTGATTGTAGTATTTATTCTGGAGTTGTTTTAGATGAATCGAGTATTTTAAAAGGTAGAGATGGTAAAATGTCAAGTTTGATAATTGATACTTTTAAAAATACGCCTTATAAATTAGCTTGTACTGCTACACCATCACCAAATGACCATATGGAACTTGGACAACATAGTGAATTTTTAGGAGGTATGTCGTATCTTGAAATGTTAGCGATGTTCTTTGTTCACGATGGCGGAGAAACATCGAAATGGAGATTAAGAAAACACGCTCAGGATAACTTTTGGACTTACATATCAGGACTATCAATGGCAATAGACAATCCGTCAAGTTTAGGTTTTTGTAGTGAGGGTTATAATTTGCCTGAAATAGAATATATCGAACATATTATAAAAGTAGATAATTTAAGCGAAAATCTATTTGGAGATGTTGCAGTTTCAGCTACTGAATTACACAAAGATTTAAATCGAAGTTTTGATAAAAGAATTGAAAAAACTTTAGAACTGGTAAATTCAAATGATAAACAATGGATTGTTTGGGGTTTGAAAAATCAGGAAACCGATACATTATCAAAAGTACTAGAAAATAGCATAAATGTGCAAGGTTCTGATAATCCTGAATACAAAGCAAAGCATTTAAATGGATTTGCAAATAATGATTTTAAAACATTAATTACAAAGACTTCTATCGCTTCATTTGGTATGAATTACCAACAATGCAATCAAATGGTATTTATGTCTTATGATTTTAAATTTGAAGCGTTTTATCAAGCAGTAAGGCGTTGTTATAGGTTTGGCCAAAAGAATAAAGTAACCGTTCATATTCTTATTCCTGAATCACAAGTAAATGTTAGAAGTACTATTTTGGATAAAGAAAAACAACATTTCGAGCGTATTAAAGAAATGTCAAAATATAGCGCAGAAACAAATTATAAAAAAGCAAAATCAAAAGTAAAGATTATGAATAAAGAAATTAAAACAGACGAGTACCATTTAATTAATGGCGATTGCGTTCAAGAAACTGCAAAACTACCTGATAATTGTGCTGATATAGTTGTTTTTAGTCCTCCATTTGCTGAGTTATACGTTTACTCGGATAAAGAGGAAGATATGGGAAATGTATCGAATTACAAAGAGTTTGAAAAGCATTTTAAATTCCTTATTCCTGAACTAAAAAGAACTCTTAAAAGCGGTCGTATGTGTGCTATTCACTGTATGGACTTGCCAATTCAAAAAGGAAAAGAGGGATATATTGGATTGCGTGATTTTAGCGGAATGTTAATTGATTGGTTTCAAAAAGAGGGTTTTATTTATCATTCAAAAGTCACACTTTGGAAGAATCCTGTAACTGAAATGCAAAGAACTAAGGCTTTAGGGTTGCTTCACAAAACCATTAAAAAAGATAGTATTATGTCAAGGGTTGGAATACCTGATTATGTTTTGTTTTTTAGAAATGAGGGCGATAATGAAACACCAATAACGCACCAAGATAAAGATAGCAGTAAATTAGATTATTTGCCAGTCGATTTATGGCAAAAATACGCATCGCCTGTATGGTATGATATTGATTATTCAAGAACTTTACAATATAGAAGCGGTAGAGATGGTAACGATGAGAAGCATATTTGTCCTTTGCAATTAGATACTATTGAAAGAATATTACATTTGTATTCTAACGAGGGAGAAACGGTACTTAGTCCATTTGGCGGTATCGGTTCTGAGGGTTGCTCAGCTATTAAAATGAATCGTAAAAGTATATCTATTGAGTTAAAAGAAAGTTACTTTAAAATTAACTCAAATAATCATAAAGCATTTGTTGAAGAAAAAAATAGTACATTAACTTTATTTTAGTATCTTTGTAACTCTCTCTTTTAGTTGTGATTCAATTTTTGCACCCGTTATGAAAATAGCGGGTTTTTTTTGTTGGTTACATGTAAGTTACAGTATGAAGTTACACCATAACAAATCAATGTTTACAGTACTTAACAAAGAAAATTGTATAGGTTACACCCTAACACCTAATTATTAAAAAGTATAAATTTTTTTTAGTTTTTTTTATTTTTTTCAAGTTACATGTTAGACTATACACTTTCCTTTGTAAACCCTTGTAAACATTGAGAAAAAAAAGTCAAAAAGGGGTGTAACTTAGGTGTAACTTGTAAAAAAAGCTAACATCTGTAAAAAAACAATACAAAACAAAACTTTAACATATAAAAAATTATTTAAGTAGTGTTGTTTATATTAATTAAAGTGTTATATTTGTAATTGTAGAAGCACTACCTACAGGAAGATATTTAGACAAATAGTCTAACCGAGAAACCCTAACCAGTAGTAGTGCATTGGTTGGGGTTTTCTCTTTTTAAAATATTATATTATGACAGATTACGAAAAAGAAATGATTGAGATTCAATATCAATTACTATCAGTTCAAAAAGAAAAAAATGAAATTTTAAAACAAGCTTTTGTTGTTTATGATGGTTCTATTCCAGCATTAGAAAAATTAGTTATGGAAGTAGTTAAAATTAAATATATCCTAGAAAATGGAATATAATTTAAAAACACTTTGTGAAAACTTTTCACTTATAACCGTTGGAGAAACTAAAGTTCCAAACTTTCCATGGAAGAAAAGCCAAACTGAAAAACTTTCTTTTAGTGAGTTTTCTAAAAATTATAATTACAAAGGTGGGATATTTAGAAAAGATGGAACTGAAATACCAGCTACTAAAAACTTTGGTATTGTAACTGGTTATGATAATTTACAATGTATTGATGTAGATTTAAAAGTATTAAAATCAGCTAAAGAAAGGAAAACCTTTTGGGATGAGTACATTTCTTTTTTAGATGATAATGTTTTTGATTTCTTTAATAAAGTAGTTATCTATAAAACACAATCAGATGGTTATCATATTTTCTTTAAGTGTAAAGAAATAAGCGGAAACGAAAAGATAGCTAAATTAAAAGACCATAAAGAAGCTATTTTAGAAACTAGGTCTTTAGGTGGTTATTGTTTTGTTTATCCTAATAACCAATATAATAAGCGTTCTTATTTAGATATTGGTTACATATCAAAAGAGGATAGAGATATTATATTTTCATGCTCAAAAGTTTATAACCATATTGATGAGGTTGAAATATTACCAAACATAGAAGTTAAAAAACAATTTGTAGAATCAGAAAAAACGCCTTGGGATGACTTTAATGAAAAACATCAAATATGGGATGTTATAGGTTCTGATTTCTCAATAGTTGCGGATTTATCAAAACATACAGTTATAAAAAGATTAGGTGCAGAATCAGCGCATAGCGGTTATGTCTTTAAAGATAGCGGTTGCATGTATTTATTTAGTACGGCTACATGCTACCCACATGAGCAACTAATTAATCCTTTCGCTGCTTATTGTTATAAAAACACAAATGGTAACTTTAAAAATGCTTCTATTGAACTTTATAATAAAGGATATGGAACTAGGTTAGTTAAAGAATTCCCAAAAGAATTAACTCAAAAAATAGAAACTAAAGATTTTCCTATTGAAATATTCCCTATGGAAATACAACTATACATAAATGAATCTAAGAATAAATTAATGTTAAATGAGGACTTTATGTGTTCGTCATTTCTTTGGATGATTTCTGTTATTATAGGTAATTCTTTAAGGATAGAAGCTAAAAAAGGATGGAACGAATCATGTACTTTATTTTTGTCTTTAGTAGGTCAAGCTGGACTTGGTAAGACACCAAGCATTAATAATATTATTTATCCTTTAAAGAAAATTAATAAAAAAAGAATTGAGGATTATTTTTTAAAGTATGAGGATTATAAATTTTACGAGAAATTAAGTCCAGCAGATAAAAAAACTGCAATACCAATAGAAGAACCTAAAAGAAAACAAATGCTAGCTTCAGATACAACTATTGAAGCCTTAATTAGTTTGCATAACGAATCAAAAAACGCTATTGGAGTGTTCAAAGATGAGTTAGATGGCTGGTTTAAAGATATGAATAAGTACCGTGAGGGTTCAGATAAACAACAATGGTTATCTATTTGGTCAAATGAAAGCATTATAGTTAATAGATTATCTAGGGGGGATTTATATATTAATTCGCCTTTTATTCCTGTACTTGGTGGAATACAACCTGAAATATTAGATAGTCATTTTACAAATGATAATATAAGTTCTGGATTTATTGATAGGTTTTTATTTTCATATCCTAACAATCTAAAAGCAGAGGAGTTTAATAATGAAGAACTACCTGAGAAATTAATAGAATGGTATGAAAATACTATTTTAAAAATGAATGACAATATTATTCATATCATAAAAAAAGATGACAATAATGAAATAATACCTTTCATTTGTAAATTAGATAATGAAGCTAAGACTGAATGGATTAGAGTATTTAACAAATATGTTTCTTTGCAAAATTCAGAAGATGAGCCTGAGATGTTTAAAAGTATGATAGCAAAGATTAAAACATACATACCTAGATTAGCTTTAATAATTCATTTCATTGATACTTATTTTAATGATGAGGTTATAAAAGAAATTAAAGTAAAAAAAGAATCAATATTAAAAGCCGAAAAACTAACTGAATACTTTGTTTTGCAATTCAAGAAAATTAAAACAGACGGATTAGAAAATAAAGATATGACCGATTTAAAAAATGGTAAATTAAAAGATAATCCTATTGATACTTTAAAAACAATTATAGCAGCTAAAGGAATAAATAACATTAACAAAAGTAAATTAGCTAAAGAGTTTAATGTATCAAGGGCAACTATTATTAATTGGTTAAAAAAGTGCTAATGGATTTACGATTATACCAAATAGAATTATCGAATAAAGCTACAACTATTTTAAATAAATATAAATTAGTTTATTTAGCGTGCCAGCCTAGAGTAGGTAAAACACTTATAGCACTTCAAACGGCTCAAAATATTGGTGCTAGTAATGTTTTGTTTATTACTAAAATTAAAGCCTTTAGCAGTATTGAAAATGATTATGAGGATATGGACTATGATTTTAAACTAACCATCATTAATAAAGAAAGTATTCACAAGCTAGATAGTTATAATTTTGACTTAATTATTTATGATGAAGCGCACGGATTATTCTCAACCTATCCAAAGCCTAATAACTTTTATAAGTTTGCAAAAGCTAATTTTAGTAAAATACCATCTATTCTTTTGAGTGGTACTCCAGCAGTTGAAAGTTACTCTCAAATATTCCATCAATTTAATTTTAGTATTCACTCGCCTTTTAAAGAATACATTAATTTTTATAAATGGTCAAAGGATTATGTGATAGTAACACAAAAGAAGCTAGGATATGGTTTAATAAATGATTACTCAAATGCAAGGATAAATTTAATACTTAATAAAATTAATCCGTATATGATTAA